GAGACAGGGTATAAACTGGCCACCGTCTTTTTGCCATTGGTCGCTTTCAACCTGCCAAGCCAATGCGTCAACAATCAACTCCAATGTTTTGCTTTTAGCTTTCAACTTCGCCCAAGCTTTGATTGCCGCATCCTTGCCCACTTTTTTAGGGTATGCATGCCAAAATTGCTCAAACACATCAAGGCCGAGGTCTTTTTCGGCCGTAGTGTTTTTAATATTGGTTATTGGTTTATGGTTATTGGTTATTGGTTTATGGTTAGGGTTCGTTTCGCTTTCTTTTGGGTTATCGGTCGCTAAGCCGTCGTTAACCACTTGGGTTTTTCTCGGCCTCCCGCCTAGCTTTCCGTTGGCCTGATTTTTTTCAACAAGCACATGGTAAGCCTCAATCTCGGCGTCAATTCTTAAATGGTGCCAGCCGTCGGATTGCAATTTAAAGAAATCCTCAAGCACAAAGTTAAGGTTGGGTTCGTTTTCGCAACCGAGCCTTAACCGACGCAAAACCACTTGGGTTTCTTTCGGTATTGGCATTTCGTCTAAGTAATACCAATCTATAAGGGTTCTATAAATATAATGCTCTATCGGCAACAAATGCGTTGTGTCTTTCCGATAATCAGCAATATTGAAGTTGTAATAATGCACGTCGCTACCTTTCACCTACCACGTTAAAAAAACCCGGCATGGGGCGGCGGGTAGTGTCACCGCCCCGGTGTATGCACACACCTGCCGGGGTACTGCTCATTAAGCCCGCGCTTTCTTAGCGGCCGGCTTTTGTTTTGTTTCGTTTTCAATGAAGTAATTTAAAAGCGCTTGACTAGCGCCAAGTGTCGGGTCAACTGTGCCTCGCGCAATGCGGCTAATGGTTGATTGACTAACTGTTTTTATTTCTTTTGCAATTGATAAATGTTTGCGTTTGTATTCGGTGTTAAGTTTTCTTTGTAAATAATTGATAATCGGCTCGCCGGTCGGTGTAGAAATATGCATTTATGCATAACCTTTCGTAAAAAAACACATGAATTGGTATGCATTTAAGCATAGATGCATAAGGGTAGCAATAGCTTGTTACAAAAAATATTCACACTTGCTTAAAAGTTGGAGTAATATAGAATTATTCAGTTTATACGATTTACCATTGACCAAAGTCAACTGGCATTAAAAAACCAAACGCTATCATCAACAACAACCTCCGAGCCTTTGCCGCCTGCAATTGAAGGCTCGGCCTTAATGGCGGCCAAGCGCTCGGTGACGAAAAACCGGGGAAAATCATTAAGTTATGAGAAAAAAGCAGGCGCCACCGACAAACGTAAATCATTTCAACCAAAGCAATAACCGCAACAAAAAAGCTGACGACTTAAACATTGCTCAGCGCCAAGCCATAGTCCGGCAAATTTTCAGCATGCAATCATACAACCATAGCGACGATGCACCCGTTCTTTGGCTTGTATTGCTGTAAAGCCGGACGGGCGCACCGATACCCTGCTAATCAACATTGAGCCGGAGCATGTACCCATTGTCATTGACGCCAACGACAAGGCACGGCAAAAAATGCTTGAATTTTTTAAAGACGTTCGCACCAATGGCGCAACCGTTCACTATTTGAAAAAGAAAGTGCGCGCCACCGATTAGCTAATTTTTCGCATTATTTAGGTTTTTTTGCATATTTATTTAACTTTTTATGCATAAAAGACTTGCAAGCCTAAGCAAATATGCATAATATCCAGTTATGCATTTTTGCATTAACTTAGGAGCAAGTCATGAAAGCTGTTTGCATTATGAAAGATTACGCGGCCGGAACTCGCCGCAATCTTATCGTTGGTGTTGATAGAAGTTTTAAAAAGCGCCTTATCAAGTTTTTGCGCTCAATCCGCGGCGGCTCATTAGCTCGCCAGCGCGCCCGCGTCAATGCGCTATTGCGCTCAAACAATCGCAAAAACCTTTGCAACAACTGGTTTGAGCAAGGCCTTAACCGTTACGACGGAGGCCAGCCGCTATGATTACCGAACAACAAAAGCAACGCCGCAATGCCGGCATATTTGCCAGCGACGCCGCATACATTATGACGGGCAAAGGTGTTGAGGTTGCCTTGCAAAAGCTGGGCGAGATTGAGGCGCCAAACCTTGACGACGTGCCCAGTGTGCAACTTGGCAACATACTTGAGGCGCCGATACTGGACGCATACGAGCGCGAAACCAAGCCACAATCGCTTATCCGCTCGCCCGATACTATGTTGCACCCGGCTTTACCTTGGTTGGGTTGCCACCTTGACGGGCTGGCGCAATTTGACGCCCCGCGCGTTGTTGAGGCAAAAGCGTTTAGCGTGTTTGACCGTAGCCGCTGGGGTGAGCCGGGCACCGACCAAGTGCCGGTTGAGCGCTTATGGCAATGCATGGCGCAAATGGCAATCACTGGCGCGCAACAAGCCGATATACCAATTTGCTTTGTTAACGAGGCCGCCTTGGTGCAATTCTTAACCAAGGGCACGGTGCCGATTGATATTTACGTTATCCCTCGCAACGAGGAGTTAATAGAGTACATGGTTTATGAGTGCGGCAAGGTTTGGCAAAGCGTAGCAAACAAGGAATTGCCGGCACCTGTAAACGTGGGCGACGCCGAGCTTATTTACCGCCGCGCTACCAAGGGCAAAGCGATTGAGGCCGACGATACAACCTTGGCGCTGTATAGCCAGCTTGTTAATTGCCGCTTGACGTTAAAGGCCGCCGAGGATGCCAAGGCAACCGCCGAAAGCCAGCTTAAAGCAATCATGGCCGACGCTGAGGAGCTTTACTTTGGCGGCAAGTTGTTGGCCACATGGAAAAACAACAAAGACGGCGAGGCGTTTGATAAGGACGCATTTAAAGCCGCACACCCTGCAATTTATCAACAATTCACAAAACACAAAGCGGGCGCCCGTCCGTTTTTAATTAAAGCTTAGGAGCTAATCATGTCAGCAATTGAAACATTAAGAGAAAAAATCCCCGCACGCGAGGAGCACATGCCAGTTATACAACCCGGCTTTGGTAGCCTGCAAAGCTTTGAGCTTATGCAACGCGCGGCCAAAATGCTATCAAGTAGCACATTGGTGCCGGTGCAATACCGCGCTCAAAAAGAGATTAAAGACCATGGCAAAGTTACCGGTTACGAGGATAACCCAAGCGCAATACCAAATTGCGTGATTGCCTTAAACATGAGCCAACGCCTAGGCGCCGACGTGCTCATGGTTATGCAAAACCTCTATATCGTTGAGGGGCGCCCGGCTTGGAGCGCTCAGTTTGTTGCGGCCAGTATCAACGCGAGCGGCCGCTTTACCCCGCTACGTTTTGAGCTTAGCGAGCCGGGGCAAACTGAGGACGTAACATATAACGCCGTTGTTTGGGTTAGCGGTAAAAAGGAAACGCAAACCAAAACGGTTAAGGTAACGCACCGCACTTGCTACGCTTGGGCGCTTGATAAGGCCACCGGCGAGAAAATCACCGGGCCGGTTGTCAGCATGCAAATGGCAATTGACGAGGGCTGGTTGACCAAAAACGGCAGTAAATGGCAAACCATGCCGGAGGTTATGTTGCATTACCGCGCAACAAGCTTTTTTGGCAAGTTACATGCGCCTGATTTGCTCATGGGCTTACAAACCGCTGAGGAGTTGCACGATATTATTGAAACCGAGCGCGACGACGACGGCGCCTTTGTGGCCACGGCCGAGCCTACCAAGCCAGCCAAGGCCAGCCGCGTGCAATCAGCTACCGAAGCGGCAATGCCAAAAGCGGCCGAGCGTGAGGTTAAAGAGGCCGACGCGCCGGAGGTAATGCCTGAGCCTGACTCGGAAGTTTTAACGACCAATCAAATGCAAGACAATAGCGACTTTTTAGGCGAAATGGAGCAAGCCGAGGCGGCGCCAGTAACGCAAGCGCAACGTGCACCACGCGCGCGCCCTGCAATGAATATTGAATAAGTAACAACCGGGGCGCAAGCCCCGGCATGAGGAGCAAATGATGAAATTCAGATTTAACAATAAAGCAACGCTGGCGCATATCAATACGCGCAAAGAGGGCGACGAAAACAACAAGGAGCTTGCGCTTGACCTCAAATTTACGTCGCGCGTAAATTCGGAAATATTGACTTTTTTTGGCGACGGGCTGGGTGAGTTTTTGTTTTTGCCGGACGGCGAGCCGCGTTACAAGTTAATGGACGACGTGGGCTTTAGCTATGAGCTTAAAAGCTACGTTTTAACTTTAATGGAGCAAGAGTATTACGGAGTAACGGTTAAGAAGTTTAAGGCGTCCGCGGTGGCTGGCGGCATGGTTGACCTTACATTTAGCATTAGCTTTAAACCGACAAGCGCAATTGTTGCGACGCTGGCCGAGTTTTTAGACGAAATGATAGACGTGAGCTTAGCGCCAGCCGACCGCGAGCTTGAGTTTGGCGAGGCGGCGTAATGATACATTATCACGGCTTGCCAATAACGCCCGGAAGTGCGGCCTCAAAAGTATTAAGCGCAGGGCATGCGTTTGTTTCTTTTAGGTCGCCGTGCCAACTTGGCGTTGTTTTGGAGGTTGCCCAAAGCTTTGCCGTTGATAACGGCGCATTTAGTTCTTGGAAAAGCGGCGAGCCTGTAACGGATTGGTCGGAATATTACGCATGGGTTGCCGAGTTGCACCGTTACCCCTCTTTTGATTTTGCCGTGATACCTGACGTTATAGACGGCTCCGAGGAGGACAACGACGCCTTGCTTGCTGAGTGGAGTTGGGGCGAGCCAAAAAATAAATGGGTTGGCGCTCCGGTTTACCATTTACATGAAAGCTTAGGGCGCGCGGAAAGGCTGGCGTATGAATATCCACGCATTTGTATAGGCTCAAGCGGCGATTATGCAACTATTGGCGACGCTCGTTGGTGGGCACGCATGGCAGAGGTTATGAATATTGTATGCGGCCGCGACGGCCGGCCATTAACAAAATTGCACGGGCTTAGAATGTTAAACCCTGATGTTTTTACCCGGTTCCCGTTTTCCAGCGTTGATAGCACTAACATTGCTCAAAACGTTGGGATTGATAGCGCTTGGCGTGGCACTTATACGCCAGCTAGCAAAGAGGTGCGAGCGCTGGTTATGCGCGAAAGGATAGAGCAACACCAAGCCCCGGTTTTTTGGACAAAAACCGAAGTGCAACAACCGTTATTTATATAAATTATTTTATGCATAATTGCATTTTACACTTGCTTAACCATGCCGCGCTCGGTATAGTTAAGCAATGCCAGCAAGGCATAAAACTTAGGAGCCAATAATGAAAATCACAAACATAGCAATCACAAACATGCTGGGCATTAGCTCGGCAAACATAGCAGTAAACAAGCCAGTGTTAATGCTGGCGGGTGCCAACGGCGCTGGCAAGTCAAGCATTGCCGAGGCTATTAAGCACGCGCTAGTTGCTGAGTGCGACCGCGTAGCGCTGAAAAAAGAATTTAACAAGCTGTTACACAACGGAGCCGACGCTGGCCACGCAATCATTGGCACAAGCCTTGGCGATTATGCGGTGCTGTTACCTGAGGGCAAACAAACCGGCGCCGAGGGCTTGCCGTTTGGCCTTGAGTATTGTTTAAGCCCTGCCCGCTTTGCCGCATTGACGGCGGCAGAAAAACGCGCCTTTCTGTTTAAGCTCATGGGCGTAAAAGTAACCAGCCAAGCCATTATTGCCAAGCTGGCCAGCCGTGGCATTTCTGCCGCTGATATTGACGCAATCAGCCCGCATTTAGCCAGCGGATTTGAAGCCGCACACAAAGAGGCGCAAAGCAAAGCCCGCGACGCTAAGGCCGCATGGCGTGCCATTACCGGCGAAACTTACGGCGCTGTTAAGGCGGCTGATTGGACGGCGCCAGCGGTTGAGGTTGACGGCGCGCTATTGGCTGAAACCAGCGCGCAAATTGAAGCGGCAGACGGCATTATTGCCGAGCTTAACGGCCAACTAGGTGCACTCAACGAGCAAGCCAAAAATGTTGGCCAAGCCAATGCAAATATGCATAAGCATGAGGAAAAGCTGGCCGCATTGCGTGAGCACGCCGGCAAGTTTGCACGCATACAAGACAAGCTTAACCGCGATAGCGACGACTTGGCTGTTTGGGAGGCTAAGGTTAAAGACGCCGAGGCAGACGCAAGCTTTCACAATCAGCACGACCCTATTGCATGCCCGCATTGTGCTGGGCTTGTTTTGTGGAGTGAAAAAGCAAGCGTATTGGTGCCATACGAAAACACGCAAGTGCCGAATACCGGAGCCGCGGATAGATTGCCGGAGTACACCAAAGCACGCGACCTGTTGCGCAGTGCCGTTGCCAATGGCCAGCGCGACCTTGTGGCCGCTGAAAATGCCGCGCGCACCCTTGACGAGTTGGAAAAAGAGCCGGCGCAAGAGGTTGTAAGCGCGGACGCTATCACTATAAAAATTAGTGAGGTTAAAACAGAATTGGCCACGGCAAAAGTTAAGCGCCAAGAGGTTGCCGACCAACTGGCACACTTTCAGCAAGTAGAGCGCGAAAGCAAAGCCGCGGCGCAAAAAACAACGCAAGCAAAAATGCACCATGACGACGTTGTGGCATGGGATTTAATGGCCGACCAACTAGCGCCCGGAGGCATCCCGGCTGAGTTATTAAGCGAGGCCTTGCACCCTTTCAACATTGTGCTTGACGGGTATTACAACCTTGCTGATTGGCCGGCGGTAATGATTGACGAAAACATGGAGCTTTCGGTTGGTGGCCGCCCTTATGCGCTACGCAGTGAAAGCGAAAGGTGGCGCGCCGATACGTTGCTTGCGCTTGCTATTGCACGCATTAGCGGCGCCAAAGTTGTGTTGCTTGATAGGTTTGATGTTTTGGACTTGCAAGGCCGTGCCGACGCGCTTTACTTGCTGGACGAGTTGGCAGAAAACGGCGACGTTGAAACCGTTGTGCTGGCTGGCACGCTTAAAGCAATACCAGCGCAATTGCCGGGCAACGTGCAAGCGGCTTGGGTTGAGGCTGGCGTTGTTAAGTCACTAGCGGAGGCGGCGTAAATGGCGGCGGTTGAGAAATCATGCAAAACATGTCGCCACGTATTCGTTGAGCGCGCACCCACAAATGCACACCGCCACGTTGTTATTTGCGGCGTGCACAAGCGCGAGGCCGTGGCACTGTGCGACCAATACCAACAAGTTAAGGGCACGGAGGCTAAGAAATGACAACCCCAGCGCCAAAGATTTGCCAAAGTTGCCAGCGCCGGCCGTCGGTGAAAGTGATTAAAGACAATATGGGGCGAGGCCGCCGCTATTGCGAGGCATGCCACGCAAGCCGCCAAGCACACATGAAACAAGCAAAACAAAAAGGAGCAAAAAATGCGATTAACGCCTAACGAATTACAAGCCATTACCGGCAGGACGGTGCCCGCGGCGCAAGCCCGTTGGTTTGAGCGCCATTATGGCCAAACAATCCCGCACGACACCAAGGGCGTTATTATCACGGCGCAAGCATGGGAGGCCTTGGTTGCACACAAATGCGGCACTAGCGCCAAAGGTAGCGCGCTGGACGTAGTAAATTGCGAGCGGCCGGAAGTTAAAATGATTAAGTCTGTAAGCCAGTAATACCTCATAAAGTCTTAGGAGCACAAAATGAGAAAACGCCACAATAATAAGACGCTAACGCACTCGCGCATTTACATACGCGGAAAGCGCTTTTACTTTTTCAGCGCCGACGCGATACAAAACCCAGCGACGGGAAAGTGCCAAAAATGGCACTCCCTTTGCGCGGTTGCTGAGGGCGAGATTAAGGCGCGGGAGCTAGTCAACGAGATAACCAAACTCAACTTGCAAGGCTCAGGCCGAGGCGATTTTACAACGTATATTGAAACCTACCGGCTCAGCGTGCTCAAAAAACGCGACAAAGAAAAACCAACCGACGCCGCCCGGCTCAAAATGTTTGCCGAGGCAAGCAAAGAGATAACCCGAAAATGCAAAATACTGGCTGAGGCTTTCGGTGACTTTGATGTTGTGCAAATCATGCCCGTGGACGTGGCCAAATTCCTTGACCAATGGGAGGGGCAACGCTCGGCTCAGGTTTACCGCTCGCGCTTATCTGATTTTTTCGCGTGGGCATGCCGCAAGGGCTTGCGCAATGATAACCCTTGCCGCGAGGTAAAGGTTGACAAGCCGGCCAGCCGTAGCCGCTACATTGAGCATGCGGAGTTTCACGCCATACGCAACGCCCTGTTAATCGGCAAAGACGGCAAGCGCACGCCCAGCGGCGAAATGATGCAATGCTATGTTGATTTGTGTTACCTGCTTTATCAGCGCACAACCGAGGTGCGGTTGCTTAAATGGTCGGATATTGGCGACGGCTTTATTAAATTTAAGCCAACCAAAACCGAAAAATCCAGCGGCGCCAATGTCAACGTGCCAATAAGCCCGGCCGTGCAAGCTGTTTTGGAGCGCGCCAAGGCGATTGGCCGGATTAAGAGCATGTACGTTATCCACTCGCTAGACGGCAAGCCATACGCCACCCGCGGCGTGGGCACGGCATGGGTGCGCGCGTGCGAGCGTGCCGGGATAGTAAACGCGACGCTTAGGGATTTGCGCGCCAAGTCGCTAACGGACGCCAAAAAGGCCGGCTATACAATGGAGCAATTAAGTGTTGCGGCCGCGCATACCGACGCGGGCATGACTGAAACCTATATCAAGCGCCGGGAGGTGGCAAGTAGTGAGGTGCTTATGGCGTTGCCACCTGAAAAATAATTTAAAAATAATTGCTTAACCCCCTTGTTTTACTATTCCGTTGTCGGTATAGTAACAACATCAACAACGCAACGGGAGTTTTAAAATGGCAAAAACGATTGGGTTTTACATAGAGCGAGCAACCAAAGCCTTTGAGGCTGGATTTACTTCTCA